TGGTTATTTGTCGAAGTTATGTAGTACAGTTACAGGTTTAGCGAGTGGAACAGCTGAAGTAAATTTAATGTACCATCCGTCTGCATAAGGAGCATTAGGACCTGTTAAACTTCCCGACACACTTTGCTCAAGTGTGTAGTTTGTAGTTGCTATTTGAAAAACGTTTTCGATTAATACAATAACGTTCTGTGCGGCTGCAGGTACAGGATAATCTGTATCACCGCTGTTTAAGGGACCAAATACAGTTTCTGTAGCATCACCGTTACCTAAGTTTTGCTGTGTAATAGTACCTGGCTCTTTGTAACGCAATTCTCTCCAGGCACCGTTTTGATATACTTCAAACTCATTATCATCAGTATTATAGCGCAAATGTCCGTTTATAGGACTTGTAGGACGTTCGGCTGTAGTACCTTTTGGTACTAGCACAGAGTTAATACTGTCAAGTATTACCTGTTCGTTGACATCATACTTAACACCTTTTCCTTTGATGTTACGTAGATTTGTGTTTTGCGCTTTGAGTAATCTCATTATACTTCCAAGTAACTAATTGATACAGCTAGATTAGTAAGACCAGATCCTAGGTCTGGTTCTGCAACAAAAGAAATTTTGTCACCAGAACCTAATACAACTTTTTCAGAATCAAATGTAAAAGTTTCTCCTGCAGGTAATTCTAATTCTCTAACTACACAAGTAACATTATTACTTAATGCCTGAGCATTTTTAATAAAATGCATATCAAAACTTGCACCGTTAGTTGCTGGAGATATGCCGTTTGGACTATATGTATTACATACCATAATGCTAGTTATGGCATAACTTTTTCCTGTTGGAACTGTTAGTACATCTAATTGTGTTGTTAGTAATTGTGCATTTTCTATAGCCATATATTTTCCTTAAAAGAGCATACTAAACAATAGTGCTCTATTTTTACTTATAAATTCTCCAGTGGTGTTGCTTCTGTTAACGAAATACAAACCTGTATCGCCGACACCTTCTTGTTTACTATAAATTTTTATACCTTCAGCTGGAACTGATGGGTCTAAACTACCGTCATCGTCATTGGGTGTTTCGGATATTGCTAGTACATCGCGCACAACTACATTACCAGTACCTGGTGCGCCTAATATTAAATTAGCATTACTTTCTGTTGTTGATATCTCTGTACCGTTAACTTTGATGCCGTAGAATTCAATTCTATTTTGATAGAAGTTAGCAATTTCAGTATTTTCTACAGTAACAGCAATTCTACTTTCTGCACCAACGGCTCTTCCAGAGCTGGCTACATACTTTGTTGGATCACCACCGGTAGTGGACCTATTAAATTCTATAGTGTTATCTGTTGGTGTATCTGTTACAGTCCAGGTGCCGTTAATTCCGTTAATGATCGAATCAGTAGGACTAGTAGTTACTCCTGTAATAGTAATACTGTCACCAGTTTGATAACCATGTGTGTTGACTGTACGTACTATGGTTCTTGAACCAACTTCAAGTACTGCAGAAATTACGTTGTTTTTGTCAATAACTCTTAACGAGCTATTATCTTGACTTACTTCACTAACACCAATGTTAACGAAAGAAAAGTCAACGAAATCAGAAACAGCTTTTGCATTAGGTATTGCATCATCATTAACAATAACTGATCCAGTTAACGGATCAGGAGTAATAACTCCACCGTCGTATCTAAAAACTTTTTCTTCGTAGTTTACACTACCTTGAACTGTAATAACTCCGTTACCAACACTTACATACAAGTTACCGCCTGCAACAATACCTGGAGTTGCTATAGGTAAACGTTGAGTTCCTTGTTCAGCTAACCAAGTACCAATACCATTTACAGTACCGCCTAGACTCCAAGTAACGCTATCGTCGTATACCCAACGTGCATTAGTGAATGCACCTCTGTCAACTTCAATACCACTAGAATAAGGTCTATCTAAACTTGCAGGTAAACCATCTGCTGTGTTGCCTGCACTTAGTATTAAAATGTTATCTTCAATAGTAACTATTGTAGATTCGACTGTAGTTGTATCACCTTTGACTTCTAAGTCTCCGGTGATTATAACTTTACCAGTGCCGTTGTTTCTTGCATTTGTTGTGTCAAGAGTAATGGTATTACCCTCTCCTACGATAATTTTGTAATCACTAGTTGGTATTCGCAGTACTCTTGCCATGTTATATCCTTATTATAGAGAACCGTAGTTCTCTATATTTTTTAGATTGCTGTTAAAACAATATAGTCGTTTGAACTATCGCTGTCTAACTGCCACTTGTATCTGTTACCGCTAAAGTCTGTAGCAATTCTTTTTGTTAGTTTTGCAATTGAAACTGCTTGACCGCTGTTGGTATTCACATAACCACGAATACGAATTTCTCCGTTAGCCGCTGGCTGACCTGTTACTAGTTTACCAACTCTTAGGTTAGTACCTGTTATAGTACCCGGAATACTTTCTGCTTCTGTAAGATTATCAGTAGCTTGGCGCATAACTACAAAAGTTTTAGCACCGCGTTGTTTTACAATTTGATAATCAGATTGTAAACCGCTGTCTGCTGTGAAATAACCTTCAACTTTAATACCTACTTGTGTTGATGCAAATGAACGGGTTACGCTAACACCGTTTACATCTTTCTTTAATGGACGTCCCATTTGTTTTCTCCTTATGTTGACGTTTTAGGTCTACGCTGTGGGTACAGCATAAGTCCGTATTACGGCTCATGTATAGACGTAAGTATTTATCAGAAACTGAAGATAAAAAAAAGGACTCCGAAGAGTCCTTTTTATTTTTGTTAGCAAGTAAAAATTACTGGAAGCTAACGTTACCGCTTGTGATACCAACTTCACCTAGGTAGTCGGCTGCGTTACCTAGAGAAGATGCTGTGTTAGACAACTCAACATAACCATAACGTGTCATGAATGATACGACTGGTTCAAATGTTGCTGGATCTAGAACAACACCAGAGCTCATCAATGGAATGTATGGGCAATAGAACGCTGCCGCATCACTCTCTGAAGAACCCTTGTAACCGACCAATACTGGAGTACTGTCGGATGCATATGTATCAACATATACCTTCATTGCATTGTTTAAAGTACCAACGAACTTGGTGTTTGTTGGAGCTTCAAATGTACCTTCAGTGGTACGTGCAAATGCTGAAGTTGTTGCAGACTGAAGAATTGTTAACGCGAATGGCGAAACAACTGCCCAGTTACCAGCGCCACGACGTGTACGCTGAGCGATCAAGTTAGCAACACGGTTGATCTGAACTGCCAATGCGGCATGCTCGTCACCAACGAATGTAGCTGTACCAGATACAGTAGCTTGGTCGTATGTTAATACTGTACCAGCTAGGCTGCGTAGAGAAGCTAGAACTTCTTGGTCAATTTCAGCTGTGATTTCTTGTGCCAAAGCAGCCATAATTTCTGCTTCGATATCAATACCATGCTGAGATTGTGCATCCTGAGCAGCTTCGAATGTCCAGCGAGCTGATAGCTTTCTGGTCTTAGCTTCTACAGTTTGCTTCAAGATTTGAATGCTTAGTCTGTTACCAGCAACACCTTCTAGAGCGGCTGTGGCAGCGGCTTTAGCAGTAGATGTGTTACCAGAATATGCTTCTGCAATCTTGAATGGGCTTAGTGCCTCTTCACCAGCAACAGCGCCTGAAGCACCGCTACCAGCTGTGTCGCTGTAGCGAACACGTAAAGTATGGATCTGACCCACTGGTCCAGTCATAGGCTGGACACCAACCAACTCGTTAGCAATAACGGTTGGCATTACTCGTCTGATGACGGGTAGAATAACACGATTAAGTGTTGCGACATTACCGGCAGAAGTAGAACCTGCTGTAGCGGACTCAGAAAGATACTTACGAGTATTTTCTAGTGTTGTTTCCATTACAGCTTTCTTGGTGCCTTGTAGGCCCTCAAGAAGTGCAGTTTTTGTATCCTGCCAGCGACTTTCTAATAGTTCTGACATTTGGTTTTCTCCTTATTTTAATCCAGCTAGACGCTTAATATCGATTACGTTTGAGTCGTCTGCTTTTGAACTAATTGTTTCTTCTCTGTTGCCTGTTACTTCTTTGCCTTCTGATAAAACTGCCTTCTTCTTAGCTGGAGTGTTTCCGTCAATAACTGCCGGTAGGTATTTGTCAAACGCAGAGCGTAGCTTTGCTGTTTGTACAGATTCCAGTAAGTCTGTCATAATCTCACGTTGGCTACCATTTAATGGTGCTACCAATTCGCTCATTATTTCTTTGCGCTGTGCTGATTCAATTAGACGCTGTTTTTCAACGTTAACAGATTCTGCAAGCTGTTTTGCTTTCGCTGCAAATGCTTTTGCTTCTGATAATTGTTTGTCTTTCAACTCAACAACTTTCATTAGCTTTGCTGTTTCTGACTTTTCATTTAAGTAGCTGCCTGCATATTCAGAAGCAAATGCTTCAAATAGCTTGCGGCCAAAGTCATTACGGCGTGCTGCCTCGATATCTTCTTTAAGCTGAGTCATCTCTTGTGTGAGTTTCTTGCTTACAGTTTCAGATACAAGTTTAGCACTCTTAGCAATGAAGCTCTTCTGAACTTCTGCAAATTTTTCTTTAGCTTCACGGACTAGGCGAACCTTGGTCTCAGCTAAGTCTTTTTTATCTTCGTTAAACTCTGCAATTTCTTTAGCTAGTGCTTCTACAACGAATTCTTCTAAACTAGCAAATTTCTCTGCCATTGTTTTTTGATCTTCGTGTAGCTCGCCAACTTCCTTACCTAACTGTTGCACAACAAAGTTCTTTAGTAGGTTTGCGTTTTCACGCATTGCTACTGCATACTTTGCTTTTGCTTCGGCTAGTTGTTTGCGGTCTTCTGCAAACTCTTGGATTTCAGCGGCAAGGCGCTCTGCAAGCATAGCATCAATGGCTTCTACCATTACTGCTTTATCATGCTCGTATTTCTGAGCAAACTCCTCGCGGAGTTCGGCAGTGACAGCTTGACGGTTCTCGCGAACTCTAGCTTCCCATGCCTCCTCAATTTGGGCACGCACTTCAGTTGAAACAACATCGTTTTCGAATAGTGTTTTAAGTGCATCCAACATTTATTTTTCTCCTCTTATTGGAGTCGACTGATTATGTTAATCAGCGAATCTTTCAAATACTTCTGTGCCTTGGGGTCGTGTTTCGTTGCCTGTGCGATTTCATAAGCCTTATAACCGCCACGAGCATTCATTATATGTTCGTAGATGGGTGTTGGATAAGCACCGGGTGCGCTGGGCTGTGCCACAACGTCAACGGTGATTATTTCAAAATCTGATACTTCACCGGAACCGTCCTCTCGAACGCTTCCGGATCCGCGTGATGATACTCCTAACTTCACGCCGCTTTCTAACATGGTTTTAACTAGGTTCCCCATAGGCGTTGGTAGGATTTTTAACTTGCCGTAACCGTTTGGTCCATCCATCCACATTTCTGTGATCATATGGCTTACGCGGTCTAGGTTGATGTTAAGGCCTTCTGGATGATCTACTTCGCCGAGAACTGAATAGCCTCCGCTAATTTGATCGTTGAGAGTTTTGACAGCCCTGCCAATTTCATTTACAGGATACACCCGTTGATTAGCATTGCGAACGCCACCTTGAATACAAATACCTTTCATGTAAAGGTTTTTGCCATCATCGGCTGACTCAAGCACAATTTTTGCTTGGTCAAATGTCAAGTTCTCTCGTAAGTTTCTCATTCAAAGTTCCTTACTTGCTGCCAATAATTGATTTCTTATTTGCAGCCTGCTCACCTGCGCCTTTCTTCTCAGCGCCGTGGCCTTTTGCTACGCCACTCATTTTAGTAGCGTTCTTTGAACCAGGAACATTTACATTACCTGCATCGTCTTCCTTAGCAGATAAACCTGAGAAACCTTTGTGGTCGCCAGATTCGTTGTCTTTGCCTTGGTTCAAGTTACCAGCAGTACCGCCCATATCATTCTTGCCAGCTACTGGAGACTTGGTGTTTTGACCGTTGTCACCCATTTTGCCGAACTGATTGTATGTAGCTCCGCCGATTTTTTCGACATATTCACGCATTTCTTCTGCGGCAGACTTTTTCATGTCCTTTTTCTTGTCGTCTTTCTTTTCTGCTTTCTTAGCTTCAAAAGCAAAAGATTCTTTTTCTTCTTCGTCGTCAGCACCTTCTTCGTCGTCAGCACCTTCTTCGTCGTCAGCACCTTCTTCGTCGCCCATGTCCATGTCGTCAGCGCCTTCTTCACCGCCTTCTTCACCCGACATTAGCTTTTCAAATTCTGCTTTTAGTTCGTCTAGAGCGTCTTCTAGGTCAACTACGCGATCTTGTAGATCACCGCCTTCTTCGCCGCCTTCTTCGTCGCCCATGTCCATACCCATGTCAGCGTCGCCACCAACATCACCCATCATGTCATCGGCTGGATCACCGCCCATTGCCATTGGGTCTGCTTCAACTTCAAATTCGTCTAAATTGAAATCTTCGCTAACTTCTTCGTCGTCGGACTCGTCAACTTCTTCGTCGGATGCTTCGTCAACTTTATCTTCATCATCTTCTTTAGATGCTTCGTCAACTTCTTCGTCGGACTCTTCTTTTACATCTTCATCTTCTAGATCTGACTCTAGTAATGATTCATAAATCTCACGTGATTTTTCTACCACGATTTCATGGAAAAGCTCTTCTGCGCCTGCTTTATCTTCATTGATAAGACGCTCAAGCATTTCTTCAAACTTTTTGCGATCTGCCATTTTGTTAATCTCCTATAAATGTTTACCTATGGTAAGGCTGTCATGTTTATTTACTCATTTAAGGAAAAAGTGCGTAGATATAGGCGAAAAACGGCTCGTTTTGAGCTGTTTTCGTTAGACATTGAACATTCTTTTAAAATCTTCAACAAAGATAGTCTTCAAATTGTTAAATTTATTTAGTTCCTCTGGGCAATAATTATCTGGTGCTATTACCCTGTAGAACTGTATATGAGGATTTTCTTTTATAACGCTTGCCGTTTGTCTAAGCCAATTTCCAAAAAATGTTGCTCCATCTGTGCTTTTTTTATAATTTACTGTGTCAGCATAGATGTTATTAAACTTTACTCCGTCGTTTAGTCCTTTATAGTCAAACCCTAAAATAAAAATTCTATCGTACTTGTGCTGGCTAGCTAACCAAAGTGCTGTAGGACCTGAACTCCAACCTTTTGACGGATGGAAAAAGTTTAAATTGTGTATTCGTTGATATGTTTTGTTTGGATTAGTCCAAACACTATTTTTATGTTGATAGCC